CGGAAACGCTGCGCGCGGATTGGTCCGCGCGCGGGGCGAAAGCGCGCGTCTGCGCGCTGCCCGAGTTCGTGAACGGCGCGCTGAGGCTTGGCGCGGGAACGACGCTTGCGGACGCCTCGGATGACGGGGCGAGAGCGCTTCACAGGAGGAACGCGCGATCGCGCTCGTCTCCGTCGCGAGGGGACGCGCGCTTGATCCCTCGGCCTCGGCGCATGTGCGTCGGGCGATCGCGAAGGCGCGCGACGGGAACGCGCCGCTCGCGCTGACCCATCTCGCCCTCGCCGGCCTCGGGCGGCTCGACGAACCCAGCGAAGACGCCCGGCGCCTGTTCATGGCGGACGGCCTGATGAAAGCCGGCGCGCCGCCGAGCGCGATCCTCGCCGCGCTGGGCGCGCAACCGTCCGAAGCCAGCCTCGAACGCGCCTACGACCCGGACCAGCCGCGCGTGCCGGCGGGGAACGGAAGACCGAGCGGACAATGGACAAGCGGGGAATGGGAAGACGACGCGAGCGAGAATCGCTCGCCTCGCTCATCGGACGCGTAAGTTGCTGACGCGTCATCGACACGAGGCGGCGAGATCAGTTCGGATGCGCCGCCACAGACGAGTTCGTTCGCCGCGCCAATACATTGAAGCGCATCGCATTCCCTTAAAAAAACCGGCCGCCCCACCCCGCTCGCGCTCCCGCGCCGCGGGCGCCGGCGGGCGTCCAACTCCCTAGCCGCCTCAAACCTCGCAGGACTTCCCCATGGACATTGCCCAGACGACGCAAGAAACCCTCGGCCTGATGAAAGAGTCGCTCACCAAAAACGTGACGCTCGCCACCGGCCTTTCCGCCTACGATTTGATGGCGCCGGCCAAGAACCTCTATCCCACCATCACGCCGCTGCGAAATTCGCTGCCGCGCGTCGCCCGCCTCAACCCTGGCGACGCCGCGCGCTGGCGCGCCATCACCTCGGTCGCCGGCTCGGGCTTCGACGCGATGGGCTGGGTGCCCGAGGGACAGCGCACCGCAAGCATGTCCTATGCGGCGCAGTCGCAGGTCGCGCCGTATCTGACGCTTGGCGAGGAAGACACGGTCACGTTCGAAGCCGAGGCCGCCGCGCAAGGCTATGAGGACATCGACGCCACCGCGACGCTGCGTCTGTTGCAGAAGACGATGCGCAAGGAAGAGACCGCGCTGCTCGGCGGCAACGCTTCGCTCGCGCTGGGGACGCCAAGCGCGCCGACGCTCAGCGCGTCGGGAACGGGCGCCACGCTGCCGGCGCTGACCTATTCGGTGATCGTCGTCGCGCTCACGTTCGAGGGCTATCGCAATTCCTCGCTCGCCGGCGGGGTCGCCGCCAGCAAGACGATCACCGGCAACGACGGCAACACCTATACGCTCAACGGCGGCTCTTCGATGCGGTCGAGCAATACGACGCAGGCGGTGACGCTCGGCCAGACGCTCTACGCCGCCGCGTCCGGTATTGGGGGCGCGGTCGCCTACGCCTGGTATGTCGGCGCCGCCGGCTCGGAGACGCTGCAGGCGATCACCACCATCAACAGCGCCGCCTTCGCCGCGCCGCTGACGTCGGGCCAGCAGACGGCGAGCGCCATCACCGCCGACACATCGCGCAACGCGACCCTTGCCTTCGACGGCCTACTCACGGTCGGCTTCAATCCCGCGAACTCCGCCTATGTGCAATCGCTTGCGGCGGGAACGGCGGGGATCGGCTCCTTCCTCACCGCTTCCGGCCGCGGCTCGGTCGTCGAGATCGACAACATGCTGGTCCAGATGTGGAACGCCTATCGGCTGTCGCCGACCGTGCTTTACGTCAACGCGCAGGAGCAAAAGAACATCACTTCGAAGTGCCTGACCAGCGCCTCCGGCCCGCTGATCCGCTATAACATCGCCGCCGACACCGACAACGGCGGACCCTACGGCGTTTCGGCCTCCGGCGTGGTGCGCTGGTATTACAATCCGTTCAGCGTCGACGGCGGCTTCGACATTCCCGTCAAGGTCCACCCCGACCTTCCGCCCGGCACCATCCTCGCGCTCTGCGAGCGATTGCCGGTCTGGTACCAGTCGAACCAGACGCCGGCCGTCGCCGAGGTTCTGACGCGCCGCGACTATTATCGCATCGACTGGCCGCTGCGGACGCGCCGGCGAGAGTTCGGCGTCTATGCCGAGGAGACGCTCGCGGTCTACGCGCCGTTCGGCGTCGGCATCCTCAACAACATCGGCAACGGCTGAAGAAAGGGAGCGGGATGTTTCCGCTCCCGCCCGATCCCGCGCTTTTTGCTCCGACCGCCGAGCCCCCATGTCTCCCTATGACCTCACCAGCCTCGCCGCGCTCAAGGCCTGGCTCGGCCTGCCCCAAGGCGCTTCGCCGAACGACGCGACCCTCGCCGCGTTGATCACCGCGGCGAGCCGCGCGATCTACGCCGCGTTGAGCCGCCCCGCCGTGCTGCCGCAAAGCTATAGCGAGGTTCTCGACGCCGAGGGCCAGCGCGTGTTCCTGCGGCATTGGCCAGTGGTGCGCGTGACATCCGTGACGCTGGACGGCCAGGCGATCCCGCAAGCGGGGGCGACGAGCGCGCCGCCGGCGCACGGCTACCTCTTGCGGCCGGACGACGTCGCGCCGCCGGGGCGTCCGCAGTCGCTCGACATCTTCGGCCGGCGCGCGGCGACGCGGCGGCAGAGCCTTGTTGTCGATTACGTCGCCGGCTACGCCGTGCAAGGCGAAGCGCAGACCGCGCCCGCCGCGGCGCCGTGGACGATCGCCGCGCTCGCGCCCTACGGCCCGTGGGCGACCGATCTCGGCGTCGCCTACGCCGCGACAGGGGCCGCACTGACGGCCGTTCCCTCCTCGCCGACGGCGGGCGAATATGCGCTCGCCGGCGGGGCCTACGCATTCAGCGCCGCGGACGCCGGCGCGGCGCTTTCAATCTCCTACGGTTACGTTCCCCAAGACCTTGCGCAAGCGGCGCTCGAACTTGCCGCCGAGCGATTCCGCGCCGCTGATCGGATCGGACTGCGCTCGAAATCCTTGGGCGGCCAGGAGACGATCGCCTATGACATGTCGGCGGTTTCAGCCCCCGCGCTTGCGTTGCTGCAACCCTATCGGCGCGTGGCCGTTTGATGCCCGGCGCGTCGATCGACGGCTTGGAATCGCTTGAGGCCCGGCTTGACTCGCTGCCCGCCGCTTTGGGCGCCGCTCTCATGGCGAAAGCGCAGACGCTCGCCGATGCGCTCGCCGACAAGATCAGGAGCGACAAACTTTCCGGCCAGATTTTGAACGTTCGCTCCGGGGCGCTGCGCGCCTCGATCGAGGCGAGCGTCGCGTCGGACGGCGATGGGATCTCAGCGACGGTCGGCTCGGTCGGCGACGTCAAATACGCCGCCATTCAGGAATATGGCGGCAAGACCGCCGCCCACGAAATCCTGCCGGCGAAAGCGCAGGCCCTCGCCTTCTTGGAAGGGGGCGCGCTGCGCTTCGCGCATAGGGTCGAGCACCCCGGCTCGATCATTCCCGAGCGCTCCTACCTGCGCTCGAGCCTCGAGGAGATGAGCGCCGGCATCCTCGCCGCGCTCGAGGCGGCTGCGCAGCAAGCCTGGGAGCAGACATGAGTCGCGAGGCCGCCTTTTCCGCCCTGTTCGCGGCCGCGTCGAGCGCCTACCCCTGGGGTCTCGCGTCACGGCGCATGAAGCTGTGGAGCGAAATTCCCGCCGCGCTGCGACCCGCCCTGTTCCAGTTAGAGAGCGGCGCCGAGACCTATCAATGGTCCTCTCCGGCCACGCCGAGGCGCACGCTGGAGGCCAAGCTATTTCTCTACTTCGACGCGCGCGATCCGATGACGCCAGGCGCGAGCGCGATCAACGCGGCGCTCGACGCGCTGGACGCAGCGCTCGCGCCGAGCAGCGGCGACGTCGCGCTTGGACGCCAGACGCTCGGCGGCGCCGTCTACGATTGCAAGATCGCCGGCGTGCCGGTGCGCGACCCCGGCGACCTCGACGGCGATGGGCTGGCGGTCGTGAGCGTCAGGCTGGTGACGCCGTGAGGAGCGACGATGAGCACCGCAGAACTGCACAAGCG